TTATTTAGTCATAAATTTGCAAACATCTGTTATACAATCCTGCACAGGGCGGAAACTATAGCCAAGAGCAGCTTTTATCTTCTGCGAGCTATAATACTCTCTGTTGGTGGCCGATATTGCCATTCCACGGTCTATCAGTGGAGTAAATCTGAATACCTTTGCAAGCATTTCCAACACAAAGCCCAAAGTATAAAGAACACCCCTGCTAACGCCTATAAACGGGCGTTTTTTCCCAAAGCCATCGGCCATCCACGAAAGTATGTCCTTATTGCTACAGTTCTCGCTTACCAAAATAAACCTTTCGCCCGAAATTTCACTGTCTGTTAGCCATATCATACTCCTGACCACATCCTGCACATCAACATATCCACTCCCGCCACGGGTATAAAAAGCCAAACCCTTGCGCACCTGAGCAAATAGTTGCGAGCTGCCGCTATCGGTTCCCGATACGCCTAAAATAACTCCGGGATTAACAATAACCGCATTCAATCCCGCTTTTATTCCTTTCCAAACATCGGCCTCCGAATAATACTTACTGCGCGAATATGCCGACTTTTTTCCTGTATCTTCCCACCGGGTTTTCTCGTCAATCAGAGCAGCAGTACCACAGGCCGCTATCGAACTTACAAAACAAAACCTCCGAATGCCCTTTTCGAGCGCTGCTTCCACCATGTTTTTTGTCCCGCTTACGTTGGTATCAATCATGGTTTCGCTCCCATTACCCAGATTTACAACCGCTGCACAATGATATACCACATCAGCACCACTGAGCGCCTCAGCCACCGAACGCTTATCAAGCACATCGGCAATACGCCATTGTATACGATTAAGGTACTCGTCGGGCGAGCCGGTATAATAGCTGAAAATTGTGCGCAACGGACTCAGATTGCTGGTAGCGCGTTTTATAGCCCATACCGTATCACGTTCCTGCAACAAATGCCACAACAAATGCCCTCCTACCAAACCAGTGGCTCCGGTTACGATGATGTTATTTGAATTCATATTGTTTTATAATGCTGAATGTATTTGTTTTCGCCAAATCGCGAAATAAAATCGCGCCAAAACAAACGGTAAAAAATTACTATCAATAATAGCACAAAGACAATGATAATAACTAAAAATACATCGGCGAAACATTCATAAAAAACGCTTCGCCGACGGTTCGCCCGGGTACACAGCCCCGACATCACAAAAATACAAAAATATCTCAATTAAAGTATTATTAACGTCATGTATTCATATAAAAAATGGTAGTCTACTTTCACAAGCAGACTACCATTTTTTATATGAACATAAGCCGTTTACATTACTTTAATGATGTATGCTAGAACATAGTAAGGCGGTCGGTTTTCGTGGTACTGTCCACCTCCAGCGCCTTCGGTTGTGTAACTAAAATCGCTACCACCTACAGCAGCATCCACCTGATTACCATCTACTACACCACCATCGTCTGAGGTGCTAAGTGTCAGCTTAAAATTGTGTGTATGGTTAGGTATTTGGTTGATATTCAACTGTACATCGGGTTTACCGCCCCGGTTACCTATAGCCCCGTAATTAAGCTCTCGACCCTCCGTTACGATTGCCGGTAAATTCAAAGTATCACCGTCGTATCCAACAATAAACCTACCGCGGAGGTCAGGCACTATTCCATAACCGGTCACATTCGCACCGTTGCAAAGTGTAAAGCCTGCCGGTATGGCGGCTATTGCACCACTCCACATGATTATTCCACCTTTGGGTAATAATAAGTTACTCATCGCAGCCAGCTCTTCTTTAGTGGCATATTGCGCAGCCAGTTCAATGTTTGTTTTTACCCGCACAAAATCACTCCAGGTAAATGTATCTACACCGCCCACATTACTGCCAAATTCGACAAAGCGGTCGGTTAGAGCTTCGGTATAGGTATCATATTCTGCCACTATATCGGACTTTACCTGCTTAATGCGTACAGAACTGGCCTCCATACCTGTACCACCGACAAAGGGCAATATTTCTCCAGCCACAACCACATAGCCGGTTGCCCAGGTATTTGTCGTCGTTTTGTTACATCCGGCAAGGATGTATTTATCTCCACCACCAACCAGCGCCAGCTTGTGTGCCTGCTTTATCATACTTTGCATGAAGTCAAGTACATGCGTACTTAGCGGGAACTTTTTTTTGTCGTTAAAAAAATTAATTGAGTTCATAAAAATTAATTTGAAAATTTGAAATAATATTATCTACTTTCACAAGCAAATAATACTGTCGAATGGATAAAAACTTAATTTAAACACAGATAAATAATAGTTTATTTCTGTATAGAAAGAACAAGTTCAATCATATTGTCAGAAATTTGAATTATGTCTGATAAATTACAAATAATTGAGAGTTCAACATCACCACTTAAATCTATTTTAAATATATCTCCATGTGAAATAAGTTCTTTGACTGAGACACTTTCAGAAACTTTTGGAGAATGATTTGAGTTTATTCCATAAATAGGAATAATTACTTTACATATTGTTTTATATTCATTTACGTGTAAGGAATAATAGTTTTCAAATGAAAAATTTACTCCTTTTTGTGTTTTTACATATATCTTTTTACGTATCATATTATTGAATAAACAGTGTAAATTCGACATCGCTCACTAAATCCATTTCGAAAGGTTGTAAATTTTTCATCCCTTTTAATTCTGGAAATTTTAGTGATTTAATAACTACCTTTTCTCCTTTCTGAAGACATACCGATGTCCGTGCATTATCAATACCCAAAGAATCACTTAGTTCATATAGCTTTACTAAATCTTGAACTTGCTGATCAGGATAATCCATATCAGGTGAAACAATTATACCTTTTACATTTATCTCCCAGTCATCAATTGATATTTCTTCTTTGACAGAACCCTGTTGATTAACCAACTGTGTTTCGACTATCGTTTTTTTGCTTACAATAGACGAAACCGTATTCTGAAGCATAAATTCCACACCAAAAGAATCAATTAACCATATTGGCAAAAACACCTCATTTCCATTATGATTCAAGGCATAAAAAGGCGAACCTTGGATATTTTTTTCTCTACGTTCCGAAGGTTGTTCAAAGCTATATTCCGAAAATTCGGATTTTTGACCCAATATTCTTTTCTCAACATTGTTTTGGGATGTAAACAGGAACGGAGCTGGAGCGTATCCCCAAACACTTTTGAAAATACCAACTAAATCAAATTCATTAAAATTATTCATATGTATTCTAAACCCATTTTGTTTGCACCATTCAAAACTCTTAATAATTCTTATAAAACAGCACATCAATTACATGGTGAGAGTTCAAGAACTGATGTGCTGTCGCTCGCCTGAGAAACTTCGAGATATTAAACAATCAGCAAATCAAACACTCACTTAAAATTTGCCAATTACTTAATTATTACAGTAAACTTTGAATAAAATGCGAATCAACACACCAACTACCATTGTGAAGTTTCAAGAATGAGAAACTATCGGATATTGATGTCTTGTCGATTTTGTATAACAGATGTTTACAGTTGCTTTCAAGTTCATTCAATTTATCTGCAACAGCTTTGGCGATCAAATATGTTTCAATTTGTTTGTCGGTTATAGCATAGACACGATACAGCTCAGTAATTTCATCCTGAGCACTTTCTTTAATTGAAACAGTCGTATCAATTAATTCATAGTAATTAAAGTTTAATTCCACATATCCAGATGATCTTTCTTTCAACACAGATATAGCATTAACGAAAACTTTACAATCAGGTAATTCAACCATTTCAAGAAGCTTGTCTCTACTTACTTTCACGCCGCCAATTGATGCGTTTTCAGCCTTATCGACAAGCTTTTCACGCAAATAGTTCTCTATATACTGTTGAATTTGTTTTTCAGACATATTATTTTGTCTGAATGTCAACACTAATATATATATATCCGAAATCACTGGGTCAATCTCCATGTTTTCCAAATTGTCCACAACATTTTGAAATAATGGCTTGATAACTTCCAAACGGTTTATGTACTCTTGAATCTTTTGAGTATCTTCAAAAATCAATTGCTTTTCCATTTCTTACAATTATTTCATGTTTTCGTAGTTAGTAATCTCCTGCTTAATTAAATTAAGCTGAGCAATTTTATTGTAGTTACTAACCACAATCTCATTGTTACCGTTAGACCTTACTAACGTTTCATGAGCTACTATTAGCTCATCAATTTTTTTCTTAATTTCATCCATATTATTTTGAATTATATTGTTCGTTATTTATTTACTTCGCAAGCCACTTCTTAGGCTTCGCATTCATTTATTATTATTGTTTCGGTAATTCTATTGTTACAAGTTCAAAGAAGTCTTTTAAAGTCTTTTGTGTGTATTCAATAAATCAAGCGTTTTTGAGAATTTTAGTAATTGTACTTGCAGAAACACCATATTTCAAAATTATTTCCTCTTCAACAACTTCGTAGCGTTTGCCATCAACATCGAAACGCTTTTTGAAAAAGTTTAATATTTCTCTGTTTCTGTTGATTTTACCCTGTTCTACTCTGGGGTCTTTAATTAGTGGCATAATTAGTCATTGTTTTGATTTATGTGTTTCATTGTCTAATTCTCGACAAACATAGTATGAATTTATATGCTTTTAAAATGCATGTTTTGTAGTTATTCATTTTCTCACAACTACTGTTTAAAAACGAGCAACTATAAAACAATAAAACGCACTGACTTATTAGTTTCAGTGCGTTTATATCATTTTAATTCAACCCTTTAATATAATTTACTTTCGAGTAATTTGAGTTTACGTGTAAGTGAATTTCTTATGTTATCATCTTCAACATGGCATACATCTATAAGGATAGATGAAAACAGTGTCGAAATATCTTTAATTCCTTTTCCTTCTATATTATTAGCTGTAGCCCTCATTGCCCAGTTTGCAATATCTGTGGATAGGTTAGAGTTAATCAAGGAACAAAACTTAATTAACCCTAATCTTGTAAGATAAATTGAACCGGGATGCATGTTTTTATTATATACAGTATCTCCTTTTTTGTGTTTGACAAAATCAATTCCTTCAGTATAAGAAGGAATTGTGTTTATCATTTTTCCAAATATACTAGTATTTTTTCGACTATAAGCATTTATTTGCTTTAACAGATAACTTAATGAAATTAGAAACACATGTTCATCGTGAATAATGACACTTAATAAAAAGCTATCATTGATTGAAATTGTTTTTTGCATACCTGTTTATATTTTAGTGTAATGATTTACTTTAGGGTTATTTCTGCTATTGATAATACTATAAGCTTCTTTTGCTTCATCTATCATATCCGGATTTTGTTTGAAATACTGAATTACTGCTGAAGTATCTTTTTTAGCTCTTTCAATAAGCTTTTGATTGTGTGCAGCGGATTCGTATTCTTCTTTTTGTACAAAACCCTCATTAGCATATTCCAACATGGCTATAAATTCATTTACTGCCTGTTTTTCAAATGCCTTTTCAGCTATTGACTCAAATTGCTTAACAGTACGTTTTAATTCAGTCAAAGACTGACTATTTATAGCTTTTTTTACGGTTCCGCGGCTTTTACAAAATACATCGAGCATTGCAGCATTAATATGCTTATCATCCTCTGTATCTCCATATATAATACCGGATTTATAAGCAAGATGCCAAATTCGTTTTATGTAAGTTTTTCGCTCGTCGTTATCTTTCAGGTACGTTATAAACGCACTGGCTTCGTCCGATGTGAGTTCTTTGCTGCTAAATGTCCGGTTATCGCTAAAGCTTAGACATAAACCGGGCTTTAATTCCATTAATCCCTGTTGGCTCAACAGGGTATGGATAAGCTTTAATTGTTTTGGTGTAATTGGTTTCATTTGGTGGTGTATTTATTGGAATTGTTTTTCAGTCAGAAATTTGTTGATAGAATGCCTTATACAAATCTTTTAGTATAAGGATATGGGGTGCTGTTCGTTCATGACAAGCGACTGTTTCATTTTGCATTGTTTCAATAACCGCAATAGAATAATTGCTAATCATGTTATTAAGTAATTCCAAATAGTCTTTTGCATTATTCACATCGAATACAATTTCATCAAACTTATCTAAGTCTTTAAATGCTTTTGTGATTAACTTTAAAAAGTACAAATGTTCGGCTTCGTCTGTGGCTTCAGTTCCATCGTCCGAGGCTGCATATAGCATTACAGCTCTTGAATATCCATAAATAATGTCGTTGATGTCTTCAATCCAAGTTTCTTTGTCTTGAATCTTCAATAATTCGTTTAAAATGATACTTTTAGATTTCATATTAGATTGATTATAAGGTGTATATTAGATTTCTTCTTTAATGACTTTTTCGAGTAGTATTTCATTCATCAAATCGCCAAAACTGTGATAGTGGCAAAGTTCCTTTATGCGATCCATGTCGGTAATATTTTCCATTTGACAAATGTATTTAATCTCATCACGGCTCAATCCTTGTAACGTGTGCCATAGATTTATACGTCTCAAAAATTCAGAACATCCCTCTTTTTGCTTTTCGGAGAATCGAACCAAATTCTTTTTAAAGTAGGGCATTCCTGCCAGTACTATTGCACAATTAGCCCGGGTATATTCACGTAAATCATGCATATAAAGCATCATTACATGATTCATTTTGCCGGCTTCGTCAACTATAAGAACCGGATTATCCAAACGATTAAGTTCCTGAGCTATTTTAAGCATAACATCGTGAATGTTACCATCGAATTGTACACCGAGTTCAGATAGAATTTTCAAATACAAGCGTTTTGCATTCATTGTTTTGTCAACAGTTACCATGCAAACATTACTGTTAGCTGCTTTGTATGCCTTCAACGATGTAGTTTTTCCCTGCCCTGTGTCAGCAATTAGCCCAATCATTAATTTATTGTCTTTAGCCTTATTACAAAGGCTTTGCACACTATTGAAATCAATTGTAGCATACATATTGCCCGAAATGTTTCCGGCATAAGTATCAACTGTTTCAAGATTTTTGTTTACTTTTGCATCATCAGTCATAATCGATTAATTTATTAGTTGGTTATACATGCTAACCCGGGTATCTCACACCCGGGTTTATTTATTTTCGAGGAGGTATAATGCTTATTTTATGCGAAGTGTCTGTGAAGGGTTGTTCACGGTTCTTTTTTATCCCTGTTTCAGTATTCTGATCTATTGGTACAATTCCGATTTTATTTGACACCGGAACAACTTTCTTTTTAGGCTCTTTCTTTACGGTATTATCTTCATTCAATACTATCGGAACTACAAAGTTTTTAACGTCAACATTGTGTTCTATCAATGCTGCTTTCAACAGTCCTTTTCTTTCGATTTCTTTAATATCTTCTTTTTTACATACCATTGGATTCATATACTCAGAAGCGTGTTTGTCAATATTTTCGGCTTCTTGCAATATTTCAGCTTGTATATTGCTTAGTTTGGTTTTTACACCTTTCAGTCGTCCGGTATTTTGTAGGAATCCGCGTTTGTCTGCTTCAGTTTGGTTAGCTAAAGCACCATGCATCTTTCGTTTGGCTTTTACCGTATCTATAAATTCATCGGTGATGCGGTCGAACAAATAAATTTCGTCGAAACTTTCATATCTGACTTTCAGCGTTTCAGTATTATATTTTACCTGAAGGTCTGCATTCAACTGGAATTCGTAAGTTACACCTTCACGAGTAATGTTTATCTGACCGCGTTGTACTTTATATTCCGATTCACGGATAAACAGTCGGGTATAATCTTCCGGTTTGAGTTCAATTTTATTGGGTTGCTCAGCTCTTGAATAAAGGTCGGCTGGGCTAACTTTTGTCTTTTTACTTACATATTTATTGTATTCTTCAATAGCTTTTATTGCATACAATTTAATTTCGTCCGCTGTTCTCCACATGCCCGAACGTTGGTATTTGGTCAATTCTTCAAGCGATGTTCTACCATCGGGATTTTTAGTTTTTATACCTTCACCAATATAACCCGGGTATCTCTTCATAAATTTGCGTCCTAAAACACCTAACCTACGTTCAATTATTCCTTTATGACGTGGATTAGATGTTACCGTCCATGTCATACCCAATTTATCGGTATTTATTTTCAGGTATTCAGCTTCTTTTGTTTTATTGAATGAGTGATTGTCCGATACTATTTCATAAGGGAGACATTTTGCCACTTTTACGGCCCGTTCGAGTCCTCGGAGTATAGTTTCAGTATTTTCGGTTGGTGCTATGTCATAGCCAATTATATAACCGCTACTTGCATCCATCACAGCAAAGAGGGTGAGTTTCGTCATTCCTTCCATGTAAAAAGGTAAAGTCCAACCATCAATTTGCCACTGATCGTGAGTATATAGAGCTTTGATAATGCCGGCATACGATTCTTCTTTTGAAAAGTATTCCATTTCGCCATATCTACCACGTTTAGCATGATTCATATTGCGAGCCACACAGTATTTAACCCAGCTGTACGATGGTTTTTCCCATCCAAGCCGCTCACACTCTTCAATCAATGCATCGTGTATTATGGTTCGTTCGTAAGCTTTTCCACTACTCATAAACCGAACTACAAAAGCCTCGTAACGAGCATCGTATTTTTTGGCATTGTCATTACTTCGTGCATCCTTCACAAGAAGTGATGTTACACCGCTTGTTTTGCATTTATTGATATTCACATTCATACGACCGTACACATAACCGCCCGGTAATACCATTGAATAAGCATCGTATATATAGCGTAATTTATGATGTTCGTCGTGGAGTTGTACAATTCGTGTCCAAACAGCATGTTTTCGGGCATATTCGGTTACCTTTTCGCCACTGAACCCTAAATCAATATAAATTTGACGGTATTTAACGAACTCAACGTGATATGCGGTGTCGAGAACTGCAAAACAATTGTATGTTTGACAGTTGTCAGCAAAAGCATTTGTTTCTTCTTTGTAAATGGAAATTATCCCCTCTTTTGAAGGTAATTTTTTACGCGATTGTTCAGGGATAGTATCATAGTCAATATAAGCGCGATTACCTTCTGTAAATCGAACGCCTACATCTCGCGTACTCCAAAATCTTACTGTCTTTTCTGGAATATCTGAATTTTCAATTATCCATGAATACGACAGGAAAACCTGATTACTACTATTATCTATGATTCTAATACCATCCATAAACAATCAGGCTTTAGGACAATGCTTTTATTAGCAACTGACGTCTATTTTCGGCGATCTCTGCTAAGTAATTACATACCTCTTTTTCTACCAATTCGCTGTTATTTAAGCCAGAGAAATAGTTTGATACTAAACTTACTGTCACATTTAGTCTCTTTGCAATTTCTTTTTGACCTCCATAGGGTAAAAGTTTCTTTAATTCTTGTCGATTATCCATTTTATTGTATATTTGCGGTTCAGTATATAAATATCACCGCAAAGATATAACTAATAATGAATAAATATCACTTTAATGGAAAATATTTTCAAAAATAAAATCACTCTTAGTGATAAGATAAAGAAAATCAGGATAGAAAAGGGAATGAATCAAAAAGATTTTTCTACATTACTGGGTGTAAAGCAATCGTATTACTCTGAACTTGAAAATGGGAAAAGAGAAGTTACTACAAAGATATTAAGTGAATTAAAGTCTAAATTAAACATTTCAATTGATTGGTTTTTAAGCAACTCAACTGATGAGTCTTTAGACTCATCAGTCACAAAATCAATTATAACTGAAAGCGAATTACAATTGAGTGAAAATAAAAGTGAAATAGTTATAAATGCACAGGAAACAACTCAAGAGCAATTAATAAAGGCTTTTACGTGGATGATATTTAATAATTACAAATCAAAATATGATACTAGTATTAAATATGATAGTTTCAATAAATTATCAAAGCAATTTATGGCAACTCAATTACTGTGCGAACAAATTCAACAAACATTAGAACTTGATATCACTCACAATATATTAGAAGTAATGACCAACTCCATAAAAGAGGGTAAAGATGATACTGTTATTCCTGAAGAGATTAAGCAGGTGATTGATAAGTACGATGTTATATACAATGATTTTTTAAACGAAAGCGATGCCATGATGAAAATAATTGAGATTACAGATAAGCATCAAAAAACATTATCAGAGTTATTAAAAGAGATCGACAGTAGCGAAAACACATAAAATAAATTACTTAGTGCCTACTATAAGCTATTTTTAATTGTATTGCCGAATAAGAAATTACTAATTCTTTATTCGGCAATACTGTTTTGTAGGCATTATTTTAAAATGAACCGTGGCGAGCAAGTTATAAATAACCTATTCGCCACGGGTAGCATCAGAGTACGCAACTCCGACATTGCAAAACAAATATATTTTAAATTGTTGTACAATATATTCATGAAAAATACGAATGGCAAACACAACCGAAGCTATATTTGCCATAAGACGTCCACGTGCGCAACGCAGACAGCACAAAAGTAATGTATTTATAGGAATAAAACAAATAACTATAAAAATGACATTGGCAGCCCATTCCGAAGAATAA